GATGTGGTAGCCGTAGTGGTAATCCACAGCCAGCACGTCCTGCATGGACAGGATGTTCCTGTCTGCAGCAAGGCGCAGATCCTGTTGGATGCCCTCGCTGACAACGCCAGACTTGAACAGGTAGACCGGATACTTCACCGCGTGGGTGGCAGTACCGCCGGTCAGATAGGTCAGCTGGTCGTCGATGACGACACGCATTCCAGCGAAGAAGGGAACTTCGGTGGAACGGATGCCGACGCCGCCACCACCCCAGGTCACGGCGCCAGAAGCGGCCAGTGCGGAGGTGCTGAAGGTCAGCATTCCAACCTGTTGCAGGTAGTAGGCAACGTTGGAGTGCATTGCGATCGAGTCAAGCTCGTCGCCGCGCTCACCCAGCTTTGCCTTGGCAGCAACAACGTTGCCAACGTTCAGGTAGTTGGCCTCGGTCAAGGAGCCGGGGACGCCAGCCAGGGTTTTGTCGGTCTGGTTGGGGCCGAGGACGCCAGCGCCAGTGATGCCGCCGAACAGACCAAGCAGTTGAGCCGACAGGGTGGCGGTCTTCAGCTTGTTGATAGCTGCGGTCAGCTGGTCGCGGACGTGAGCCAGAGGATCGGCGCCAGAGCCGAGCTTGCCCAGGTCGTCTGCGGCGTAGGCGAAACCACGGTGCAGCAGGGTCATGATCTGCTCGTCGGCAGTCACGTTTGCGGGCACCAGATAGCCGCCGCCACCACCCCAGGTGCTGGTGCTGAGAATCTGAGTCTCAGTGGGGGCAATGGGGTCGAAGAAGGGCACGCGCACGCGGGTGCCGCCAGCACGGGCATCAAGGGCAGCGTTGCGCTGGATGATGCCGCTCTGGACCCACTTCGATTGCTCGAAGATGCCTTCAGAGGTGTACTGAAGGAATTCGGGGCGGGTAACAAGGTTTGAGAGGAATGTTCCTCCCGAATAGTTGCCGTTAAAGGCAGACATGATTAGCTCCGGTGGAGGTGTTTACGGGGTTGCGCCCCACAGGGGCTTACTTACCGGCTTCTGCTTTCAACAACCTGGCTTTGTCGGGATTGTCAGCCAGCATCATCATTTGCTGGGTAACGTTCCAGCCCTCTTGGGACCAGGGGTTGGCTTGGCCGGGAAGTGCGGTGGCGCGGGCACTACCCGCTACACCCATGCCTGCGCGATTCGTAGCAGCAAAATGATGCTCGTAACCACTGCCAGGGTTTTTCAAGTTGGCGATATACTCGCCAACCGGAACTTCCACACCTCCGACAACAGCCACAGGCTGCCCATCTTTGGTGCGTAGGTTCTCTTGCACTAAACGATACAACTGATCCGGTGCAAGTGCACCAGCGTTGGCAAGTTGAGCGATGGAAGCTGATTTCACTTGCTCTTGGGTGAAATTAGCTTCCATAGATGCGATCTTGCTTTCACGCTCACTCAGTTGCTGCTTGAGGTCTGCAACCGTTTCTTGCGCTTGCTCCCAAAGCGTGCGGAACTCGCCGGATTCCGCCAGCTTGGTGGTTTGGGCTTGCTCTTGAGCCTGCTTTAGTTCGTCCAGCTGTCGCTGGATTGCTTCGCGGTTTTCGCGGTCCTTTCGACGTTCCGCAATTAACTCTTGGTTTTTGGCGCGAAGGGCTTCAATTTGAGCGGCCAAATCCGAGCTTTCAACCACAGGTTGAGGAGCAGCAGTCTCCACAGGAGTTACTGCTGCTTGCTGTTCTTCAGGCACGGTGATGTGTTATTTGGACATGTCTACTTTAAGACATAAAAGACTATGTACCTATGTCGTCGATGGCCTGAGGAGACATCGTTACCCAAGATGTACCTGTATATCCCTCGAAGCGCGTAAGTGTCGTGTTAAACCGGATCATTCCGGCGGAAGGGGTTTGAGGGCGCTGAGCTGTTGTGCCTACAGGCGTTTGGATGTATTCCAGTGGGGTGTATAGCGTTGAAGAAAGGGCTACCTCACCGTCGGTAACGGTGATTCCCGTGCCGGCCGTGACTGTCGCAGAATCTCCCGTGTCACCTCTGGGGATGGTGAAATTAAGAACTGCGGTTGTGCTAGTACCGCTATTGGTGACGACGGCGCTGGAACCAGCCGAGCCGGTGGTAACAGTGCCAATGGCAATAGTGGCAGCAGTACCAGCTACACCTTGAGGACCTTGGTCACCTTGAGGACCTTGGGGGCCGGTGTCGCCTGCGGGACCGGTTTCGCCTTGGATACCTTGGTCGCCCTGGGGACCCTCGGCACCTTGGGGTCCCGTTTCACCCTGAGGACCTTGTGGACCTTGAGTACCAGTTTCACCCTGTGGACCTTGCGGGCCGGTGGCTCCCGTAGGTCCTGTCGGTCCGGTAGGTCCCGTTGGTCCGGTGGCGCCAGTGGCGCCGGTTGCACCACGTGGGATGGTGAAGTTGAAGACGGCGGCGCTGTCGGTGCCGACGTTGGTGACGGTGGCGTCTGTGCCTGCGTCGCCGGTTGTGGTGGTGCCAACAGCGATGGTTGCAGCAGCCCCACTGCCGCCTCCGCTTCCGCTGCCGAGGTTGCCGCCGACCGTCAGATTTGTAAGTTGCTCGCGCTCAGCTTCGGTCACGCCAAACGTGATGCCCGCGCCCCAGCTGCTTCCCTTGGGGCCGAACAACTCTTTGGTCGTGGTGTTGATGTACCAGTCGCCGCTTGTGCCCGTGCTGCTCGTGGGGTCGGTGCTGCCTGACAGCAAATTATTGAACGTCTCGACCTTTTTGGTGAGGCGCACCAGGGCGGTGACTTGTGCGAGGGTTAGTTCCTCGTTTTTGGTGGCCATCAGCGACTAAGCAGGTCGATTAGGCGGTCAACCTGGGTTGCTCCAAGGCGGTCGTTCATGTCTTCCTCGCCGGTGTTTTCGACAGGCTCGGGAAGGGCCAAAGCGTTTTCGGTGCTGGCAGCAAGCTCGTCCTCGATGTTGATGTTGTCGGGGAGGATTTCACCTCGGCGCAAAATCTCCAGCAGCATTTGATCGCTGATCTTGCCCATGTCGTTGAGCTGGGTCAGGACAGATACGTCTTGGCCGATCAGGCGGTAATAGTCGAAGTCGCGGTCGATCGTGATTTCGGGCGGTTCCAAGCCGACGTACTGCGCGGCAAAGCCGAAGGCTTGGTTGAGAGCGCTCTCCAGTTCCTGGCTGATGATTGAGAGGACGCTGTTGCCTTGGGCTTGGTCGATGCGCTTGGCCTCGGCAGACTCGGCAACAAACTTCTGCCCGAATAGCTTGGTAAAGCCCAAGCTGGACATTTGCATCTCCAGTGACTGCAGTTCGGCGGCTTGGGCGTCAAAGCTAGTCGCGTCGGCCTGCACGTAATACGCCTTGTTGCCGGGTTGCATGGCGATGGCGTAGTTGACGCCCATCGTTGTTGAGCCGGTCGTGTCGTCCCAACCCTCGAGGACGAGGGTGGGCATTGCAGCGATGTGGAGGGCGTGGATTAGGTCGGCTTGGCGCTGGTAATGAGTGATATTCAGGTTGGCGATGTCCAGTAGCGGAGGTAGCGACTGGAGCATTCCCCGGCGATTGCTGTAGATCGGCACCAGGGGGATTTCGTCGAGGCTGTAGCCGCCTGTCTCGCTGAACTCGACTACGTCTTGGCCCAGCGTGTAAAGGTCGTACTTGCCGGGGTAAATAACCCGCATTTGCTCGATTTGTTCCTCGCCAAAGTCATTCAGAGGGCGAGTTGTGTACTCGTGGATGCGGACTTGGGTGAGTGGGGCGCCAGGCATGGTGCTGGCTTGGCGCCAACCCCAGATCTGGGTCGCATCGACGTGGATGAAGTAGGGGCGGCGGCCTTGGGCGCGTTCTTCAGCAAGATTTCGCGCTCCCATTGCTGCGGGATAGTCCACCAAAATGGCGCTGTGGCCGTAGGTGAGGCTGCTAACAAGGGCGCGGCGGGCGTATTCATTGATATTGGACCCAATGCCGTCAATGTTCTGCGCTAAATCAAGCCAGTATTGATCACCTTCGATATGGATCGGTTTGCGGAGAATTGCGCCAGCAGCAGTCTCAATTAAGCGGCTTGTGTATGGACTGAGAACGCTGCGGTCGATGCGGGTTTGATAAGCGTCGTCGTCTTCGCGGGGCTCTTGGGGGAGATATGTTTCGCTCTGGTCGCGCAGATATTCGGTGCCGTTCGTGACGGCGGCCATCACGCCCCAGTTCGTCATCATTGCGATGACATCTAGGCTGCGGACGAACGGAGATTCGCTGACTACAGCACCAGTCGGTGGGATATTGGCGCTGTAAACCACGGCTCGGCTCCTACTTTGTACCTATTTTGGCAGGGTGATCACCATTTAGTTTTGTTTGCCCAGTACGCAGCAGACATCTTGCCCTTTGCGATGTTCTTGGCGTGACGAGACTTGAAGGCCTCGCGGCGATTCTTTGCTGCTGCACTCTCCCCCTTACGCGCCGGTGAGCCACTGACTCCCTGTTGCCCGAAGCGGATTAACCGCACTTTGTCCCCTTCCTTGGCCAATACGGCGTGGGATTTGGTCGGGTGGTTCGGGGTGCGCTTGGGTTTGTTGTACCCAGCAAATTTTTCGCCGCGACGCTCAATCATCGTCGTCCTCCACTTCAATCATCACCTCAATACCAGCGGCTAGGCGCGTCATTAACGCTCCAAAGTCCACTGGATCAGTCGGAGTTAGGAAAGTGAAGGTGGCTGAAGTCATGCGGGTCTCGGCGTCCACCTCAAGGTGAATACATCCACCAGGGCAAATCCGAGTTCCCATGACTTCAGCCTCCAATCAACCTCACTCCAGGTTGCTGGTGATCGTGCCGCTGGTCACGAAGTTGCAAGTAACAATCACCAAGTCACCAACAGTGGAGGCGATGTCCATGCTGGTGATGATGCCGGCAAAGCTCACAGAGTCGGTGCCGGTGGTGCTGCCAGTGGTGAACAGCTCGAAGGTGGCGTCGGCAGTGTCGCCGGTGGTCATGATGTCCTCGATGAAGCCGGACTGGCCGGTGGCATCGGGGTCGTACACCAGCTCGACAGTGCCAGAGCCGGAGATCAAGCTGCCAACAAAAGAGCGGAAGGTGTCGCCGTGGTCGGTGACATCCAGAGTGTCTTTGGTAATGTTCAGCGTCCAGCTCCGGGTGCCAACGATGGTTGCGTTGGTAGCGCCGGCGGCATCGAACTGAACAGAACCTTCTTCGCCGCGAAGAATGGCCATGACTAGACAGTGGAAGGGTCTATATCCCGGAGTCTAACTCTTTAACTGTCGTAAATCATGGCCAACTTTGCGTTAGCCGTGGTACGCAACAGCAATGATCGGCACAACGCTGGGAGTTCCAGAGCTGATGGCCGCAATACGCATACGGACCTTGTTTGCGGGTTTACCGCTGTAGAAATAGGCGTATTGGCCGTTGGCGTTGATGGTTTTGCTCGTGTCAAGCTGGAACCAGGTGCCACCGCCGTTGAAGTTGCACTCGAAGGCGAGGGTGAAGTTGGCGCCGCCGGTGACAACTGCTGCGAAAGTGAACTCGCTGCTGTCGGCGTGGACCTCCAGGTAGTCGTCAACAGCGGTGAGAGGGGTCGATTCGTGGTGCTCGACCAGATTGGTGCCGCGAGAGATGGTGAGAGCCATTACTTTTTCCGTTTTTTGGCGGTTTTAGCTGCTTTTTTGAAGGCGGCAGCGGTGGGGGCGCCTTTGGTGCCGGGCTTACGCATCCTTTCGCCGGAACCGGCGGCGATGCGCTTGCGTTTAGCGTGGATGTTGCTGTAAAGACCGCGTTTGGCCATTACTTCCTCCGCTTTTTACGCTTCATTCCAGCCTCGGACATGGCAATAGCAATCGCTTGTTTGCGATTAGCTACTTTTTTGCCTGAGCTGGACTTGAGGCTGCCCGATTTGTACTCGGACATGACTTTTTCCACCTTCTTCTGCGCTTTCGTGGACTTCTTTTTCGCCATGGTGCGCCAGCAGAAGGTGCCTACCACACACGATAGTTGGTTTTTCCTAAGGCTTCCGGTTTTGCAAGGTTGAAAGTTTGAAGGCAGAGATAGCCCAGAGCGTCGAAAGCGTGGTCAACTCCAAGGTTTTTGTTGGGGAGGCCGGTGCCGGGGGCGTAAGTCAACGTGCGCAGAGACTTGATTAGCTCCTTGCACTTGGGATTGATAAAAAGACGGCGGGTTCCAGAGGCATCAAGCAGCGCGGTGTTGACGCACGTGATCTTGTCGCGGATTTTCCAGGGGCTGCGGGGGCTGGAGACCGTGAAACCGGACTTTCGCAGGATGTTGTGGTCGGTTGCTCCAACGCCGGAGGTTTTGCGGGCGCCGCCTGTGGGGTCTGGGCAGGTGATGATTCGGCGCTCCACGCCGTAGCGGGACTGGATTTCTTCGCAAAGATCCCAGGTGGTGGCGCCGCCGGTCATGATGATTTCGTCGAAGACCCAGAGCACGTCGCCCTTTTTGACCGCGCACACGGCGCTCATTGGGTCGATGTTGAAGTCCACCCCAATCAGTAGGGGCAAAACGGCGAGATCTTGGACGGTTTTGTCGATGTTGTCGTCCGA